GCCACAATCCAGATTCGCTCTCTTTGATGGGGCGCACCAACGTCTGCTGCTGATACAATTCCCCACCTTGCGTCATACCCCAGCGTGGTAAGGTCGGCAAGGACTCGGTCAAGTCCCCGAACAAGGAGCATTGGGCTGTTTTCCACATAGACGTATTGTGGTCGTACTTGGCCCACGATGCGCGCCATATGTTTCCACATACTGGATCGCTCTCCGTCCAATCCATCACCTCGTCCTGCGATTGAGATGTCCTGGCAGGGAAACCCGCCCGATACAACATCAACAATTCCTCGCCAAGGTTGTCCGTCAAAGGTTTGTACGTCATCCCAGATCGGGAAAGACGGGAGAACTTTGTCATTTTGTCGGGCGCACAATATGCTTGCTGGGTATGGTTCCCATTCAACGGCACAGACTGTTCGCCATCCAAGCAAATGTCCCCCAAGTATTCCTCCACCAGCACCTGCGAAAAGAGCCAACTCATTCAAGAGTACCTCCGATATCAAAAGATAAAAAAAACCCCTAGAACGTCCATTAAATCAATTCTAGGGGTATTGTGATTGTTAATATTCAGTATACAAAGCAGAGCGATCTTCTTTTGTGCGCTCGCCAATCCAACGCACCCATAGTTCTGGATTCTTTTCCAACAACACCCAAGGATCGCAATAGTGCCACATTTGATTCCAGTTGCCGCTAATCATGTCTAGCGTCTCTGGATCAATTGGCGTTGACCATACGACCAACTCTGGCATGTCGTCGAGGTGAAACACTCGGTTTTCTGCAATCAACATTTCAAGAAACTCGATCACTTTTTTATCTGAGTTAATGCGTAATTTTTTCATGATTTCCCTTTAATTTGAAAGAATGTCAACGATCCAAAAGGTTATACAGAACACCATAACAACTAAAATGATTGAGCCAAGAATCTCTTTTTGCTTATCAGTCATGCTGATACCTCACAAAAAAACAATGGTTGAAATGTCATCAGTTTCGAGAATCTGTGTTAATGAGCCATCGTCCTCTAAACGTGACACACAATATCTTTTTTCACGACCTTCACGTTTGTCCGGATCGACGTAATCAACCCATAATTTTATGTTAGTACGTTTGTTAAACATTGACGGGCATACATCATTGTGCCAGCTATCATCAACAAAACCTTCGATAACTGGCAGCTCGCCGTCATAGTCTGGAAACTCGTATTTGTAACCCATGATTAAACCCCTAATTGGTTGAGATAATATGCGTCGTTGAGTTAACGCATATACACACTATAACGGTATAACACTATATAACTAAATAGGTACAAACCCTAATAAGTAATCCTTAGTCCTATATATTATATATAGGTAGTTATATATATAAATATATAAGGGGTATATATAAACTATTCTTTATATATTAAGGGACACTATGTTTTTCTTAAAGTACTAAGATACATACTACTTCCTTACAGCAACCTGAATAATGGGTATGGACTACTGTATATCTATACATATACTGTATATAACACCACTGTATATAAACCTAGTGCCAGGAGGGATTGAGATGGGCATGGAGGGTGTGTGGGGGGAGCCCCATTCCTATCCCCCCCCAAAAGAAAAACGGGTTTATGGTATTATTGTGATTATTGCCACAGGAGGTATATATGCTAAGTGTAGATAAGGGAATAGAAGTACCAAAGAGTGTTAATCGTAATAGGTATCCATATAAGATGATGGAGATAGGGGATTCATTCTTTGTACCTGACGGGAAGCTGAATCAGATATGTAATGGTAATTACCGTGCTGGTAAGCAGCTTGGTCGTAAGTTTGTTGCACGGACAGAATCTAATGGAGTTAGAGTTTGGCGAACTGAGTAACAGTTTGTCTACCGAACGGGAGAGAGGTTATGGAGGACAGAATAAATGCTTTGATTGACAAGTTGATGCTATGCCGCCTAGAGGAGGTGATGGATTTACTTGAAGGTGAAGATACCAATGAGGATAATGAAGGTGTCTATGAGGCTGCTAAGTGCCTCTATGCGTATTTTGGAGGGGATGTAGATGAGTATTAAGACAAACGGTAGTGACATTACTTACGTTGAGTCACCAGGTGAGATACAGAAGCGTCAATATTTGGACATGGTATGGAATATGTCTAAGGAGCAGATGTTTCAAGAATTGATGCGTGTTCATGCTGAGTCGACTAAGATGATGACGATGGCTCAAGCTGAGTTAGATGAGCTTCGTGCAACCCTTGCCAAACTGGATAAGTCTCTACACTGATGGCTGCTTTTAATCTCCAGCATTTTTATCACTTCTGCAAACAGCTCAAGATTGAGACAAAAGAGCATGGTTTGAAGAAGATGGATAAGCTCTTAGGTACGCAAACCTATGTCATGGGTGAGATTGCTAAGGGGCTGGAGGAAGATATTCATTTCTTTACTATTCTGAAGGGCCGGCAATTAGGGATTACGACGATCTCTTTGGCCTTGGATTTGTATTGGCACTTTGTTAACCCTGGCTTGCAGGGGACACTCACGACTGATACAGAAGAAAACAGGGATATGTTTAGGTCAACCCTATCCATGTATATGGAAGGATTACCAAAAGAGTACAAGATACCGTTAATTGCTCACAATAGAACACAGATGAGTCTGCGTAACCGTAGTCGTTTGTTTTATCAGGTGGCTGGCACAAGAAGCAAGGGAACATTAGGTCGTGGCAAAGCAATTACCTTTTTACATGGAACAGAAACAAGTAGTTGGGGTGATGAGGAAGGTCTGGCATCCCTCTTGGCTTCGCTTGCTGAGACTAATCCGATGCGGATGTACATCTTTGAGTCCACAGCACGGGGCTTCAATATGTTTCACGATATGTATACGACATCTAAACGGGCTAGAACACAAAGAGCTATTTTTTGTGGCTGGTGGAGGAACGAGCTGTATTCACTCGACCCTGCTGGTCAAACCTATAAAGTCTATTGGGATGGCAAGCTAACCGGTGAAGAAAAAGAATGGGTGCGTGACATTAAAAAACTCTACGGAATAGAGATTAACAGTAGACAAATAGCATGGTGGCGATGGAAACTCTACGAGGGCATCAAGGATGATTCTCTGATGTACCAAGAATTTCCCCCGACTGAGGACTATGCGTTTGTCATGACAGGGACCAGTTACTTTTCTAATGCAAGGTGTACCGATGCAGCCAAGATTGCTAAAAAGACCACGCCGGATTACTACCGCTATTTGTTTGGTGCAAATTTTCAGGACACAAATGTCCTCAAGTCAACTGAGAGATTATCAACGCTCAAGGTATGGGAAGAACCCATTGACACAGCCTACTACGTTATTGGGGCAGATCCTGCTTACGGTAGCTCTGATTGGGCTGATCGTTTTTGCATACAAGTGTATCGAGCTTATTCCGATGGACTAGAACAAGTCGCATCCTTTGCAACAAGCGAAATGAACACCTATCAATTCGCTTGGGTGATCGCTCACCTAGCCGGTGCGTACAAAAACTCAACCCTTAACCTAGAAGTTAATGGCCCAGGCCAAGCCGTTATCAATGAATTGCGTAATCTCAAACGTCTAGCTGCCAACATGGGCGGTCAAATGGGCGCAGATTTGATGAACGTCTATGGTTCAATGTCCAATTACATTTGGCGCAAGAACGATTCGCTTGGCGGGATGTCAAGTTCTATGGGCTGGCTGACTACGTCTGCTACCAAAGAACGGATGTTGTCTTACATGAAAGATTACTTTGAACGGGGCATGATGAGTATTCTGGATATGGATACCATTGAAGAAATGAAAACCGTTGTGCGTGACGGGGGTTCAATTGAAGCGTCTGGGCGCAATAAAGATGATCGGGTCATTGCAAGTGCCTTGGCAGCGGCAGCGTATGCTGAACAAGTCCAGCCGCAACTCATTGGCAGACGTATTTCTCGTGATGTCAGCAAAAAACAGGAAGAATTAACGCCTGAAGAAGTTGCTATGGGTCGAAATGTGTCTGATTACTTGAAAAAGATTGGCATTTATGGCGCAAACCAACGTCCTGTCTAAATTTGAGCTGCAAACCGTCATGGATCGGTTTATTGCCGACAAAAAACGGGGTATTAGCATCAATATGTTCTGTGAAGTGTGTGGTGTGCCATCTTCTACGTTTAATTTGATGTTTATTGAAAAAACATACCCAATTAACGAGATTATGCAGTTAAGAGTGTCAAAAGGCTGGAACGCATGGAAAAATGGCGAAATAGCTATCATGCAGAACCAAAACAACACAAAATACTTTGAATATCGCAAAGTACCTAAACCAAAAATTGCCCGTGGCTATGGGTTAGAGGTGGTTGATAGCCAGATTAAACTCAAGATAGGAATTATTAACCGATCTGACTACGGGGAAACCCTAGAAGATCAATTAGGGGATAAAGTAAATGTCTAGAATACTGAAAGATTACAAATGCCAAGAACACGGCTACTTTGAAGGTTACTCACCAACTTGCCCACAAGGATGTACTGATTATGTTCTCCAAGTTTTTCTCCAAGCTCCTGGGTTCAAGAGCGACAAAACCAAAAACGCCGACGCAAACCTTAAAGGACTTGCCGCCGAGTTTGGAATGTCCAACATCAAGTCTACCCGTGAAGGCGAAAACCAAAGCGGATACCTTACCCGTAACAACAAATTCTCCGAAAAAGAATACGCAGAAGCCGCCAAGTACGCCACGCCCAAAAAGCGAGGCCGCCCCCGCAAAGACCAAGCCCCACAGCAACTCCCCATCCCGCAAGAAGCCCCGCAACAAAGGGCGGGTGACGCAGCAATCTGGGGCGGTGGTTTCCAAGGGATGAACATGGCCTCAGTCTTAGCCGGACGTTTTGGTAAATCCGTTCAAGGTGAACCTGTGGGCTTGACACCAAGGGACGCTGGGATCAATAATGGCCCTACCGTTGATCCTCGCTCAACCATACAAGACCCCGAAAACTTGAAGATTAAGACATGAGAATCCCACCAAACCACGACGAGCGTGAAAATTTCTATCTGGAATTGGCTCAGAAGTGCATGGTGTCACGGGAAGAACGCAAAGAAGATTATCGTGTCCTGCGTTCTTATTTCTTGTTTGGTGCAGGTTCAGAAGAACCGCCAGCGTATTTCAACAAGATTCATCCGCACATTGACCAACTTACATCGTTCTTGTATTCGGCTGAAACCACTCGCTTCTCTATCTCGCTTGGCGCATCAGCTCACAAGGACGAACAACGCAAGACACCCGTACTCACCAACGCCTTGAATGACGAGTGGCTTAACTCCAACGCTGACCAAGTATTCTCAACCGCACTCACTTGGTCACTGGTCTTTAACACCACCTTTGTCAAACTGGTTTACAACAACGGCATCCACCCGTACATGATTGAACCAGGTGCAATGGGTGTCTTGCGAGAAGATACGCCCTACACAGACCGACAAGAAGCCATTGTTCAACGCTACTACATCACTAAGTCCGAGCTGTACGCACGGCTCTACTCACACCCTAAGCGTGAGAGCATTGTGGCACGGGTCACAGGCGGCATCCGTAACACCACTAACGATGGCGCAAACGGTGGCGATGGGGTAGCACGAGTGATTATGTCAGCAACCAACCCAACCATCTACGGTAACGTCGAGATGGACTTGTACGGGATGAACCGTTACCAAGCACGGGTGGCTGAAGAAACCATTGAGATGCAGGAGTTATGGTGCTGGAATGATGAAACAATGGATTACCAAGTTGTTACCATTGCCTCACCCGATGTCATTATTTATGACCGCCCAGGCGCATCCCTATTCCTCAAAGGTGAGTGTCCCTTTGTGCAGATTTGCCCCAACCCGCAATACGATTATTTTTGGGGACAATCCGAAGTACAAAAACTTATGCTCTTGCAAGGTCTGCGAAATAATCGGATGACTGAAGTTTTAGACATTCTTTCTAAGCAAACCTCGCCCCCTACTGCGCTCTCTGGTTTTACCGGCATCTTGGATGAGAAAAACTTTGCGTTAAATCGTGCCGGTGGCTTGCTCTCAAGCGATATGCCTAACGCCAAAGTTGAGCGTCTTGCCCCTGAGATGCCCAATAATCTCTTTGAGGTGATACATGAGATTGACGATATGTTCTCTGAAGTATCAGGGATCAGTAACGTCTTATCCGGCAAGGGTGAGGCAGGGGTACGGTCAACGGGCCACGCTTCTCAATTGGCTCGTCTTGGTTCGTCAAGAGCAAAGAAACGGGCATTGATTGTTGAGGATAGCCTTGAGAAAGTAGCCACCATGTATTTGAAACTTATGCAAGCGTATGACGCAACGCATTTCAAAGACACAGAAGGTGTGCCGTTCATTGCTGAACAGTTTACAAGAGATTTTGTTGTCAAGGTTGATGCTCACTCGAACAGTCCAATCTTTACAGAAGATACCAAACAGTTAGCGTTTAATTTGTTTAAGGCCGGTGCAATTGACAAGAAAGAATTGCTTGATTTGGTCGAACCACCTATGAAACAATTGCTAAAGGAAAACCTTGAGAAACGGGAACGCTTGGAAGCGTCGCAACCTAAACCTGCGCCAGCACCTAGCAAACCCAAAGCTGTTCCAAAGGCGGCGTGATGGCTATTTCAGTTGCACCTAAATCCGATCAACCTAGAGTTACAACAGAAGCTCTAAAAAGAGGTGACTCGTCACCAACTTTGCAGTATCGTAATACTGCACCCAAAGATTACACACGTAATTCAGCATCAACCAGAAGTTATGGACGTATGAAGCGGTAAAGAATTCCTCGTTCAGGGAATAGGGTTTGGCTGCCTTCCCTTTGATTTGGTGGCCGTCTTTCTTTTAGGAGAGCACTATGCGTAAAAGCCGCAAAGGTCGTAAATCACGCAAGTAATCCGTAAGGGTTCTTGTGGGTGACCACTTAGTCCTGCGGGGGAGGCGGGAAACTAAAAACTACCTCCCCCTATTGACTTTTAGCAATTTAGTATTAACCTACACACATTCTGATAGGAAATCGCTATGGCTGTTGCTCCCGACCAGTTGATGCAAATGATTAAAAGTCAAAAAGATGCGGCTACGCCTGGTGGCGTTCCTTCTGCTGACGGCGCACCAACTTCCATGTCGGACAGTGCAACACCCCCTATGGGTTCTCCCATGTCTACGCCAGAACCCAAGATGGGTAATCGTGAAGCATCCATGATTAACATTGGTATGGCAACTGACCTGCTTGAGCAAGCCCTACCTGCTTTGGGTAGCGAATCGCCTGAAGGTCAAAAGATTCTTAATGCCATCCGCACAATTTCTGGCATCATTGGACCACGCAAAGCAAGAACCGGTGAGCTGCAACAATCCGAGATTCTGCAATTGCTACAAAATTTACCGCAAGCGGGTGGATTATCACCCGAAGCAAAAGTAATGGCTGGTGCGCCTGCCGTACCCGGAATGTCTCCAACAGGCCAGCCCACGCCACCACCTCCTCTTGCGCCACCAGGCGGCATGAAGCCACCGGGCGGTGCTGGACTTCCCCCTCCAGGAGGCGGTTTGCCTCCACCTATGTAAAGGAAAAATGATGGACTTGTTCAAACCCCGTGGTGCTTCAGCCCCTCGCAATCCAACTGACAACAACCAGAAAAACGGTCAAATTGTCAACACCCCACGTTATTCACAATTTGGTGGCTTGAGTTCAGCACCAAAAGGCGGTCATAAAAACATGATGACCACTTCTCGCCCAGGCGATACCAAAAAAGTTATTTAATGCTGTTAGGGGATAAACATGAGTAGCTTAGAAAATATGGATCAAGCGCAGATTTACGAATTGGCTAAATTGACCAAAACGTTATCTGACAATCCAATCACACGCAAAAGACTTTTGCAAATGACTAGAGAAGTTAATCCTGATCTCGTCATTCCTGAGTTGGAAATTGAAGATTACACTCGCACTAAAGTGTCTGAAGCTGAACAAAAAGTGATGGCTTTGGAAAACAAATTGCATGAGCGTGATATCCGGGAACAACTCGAAGCAAAACGTGCAAAGATTAAATCAACATACAACGTGGATGATAATGCCGTGAGCGAAATTGAAAAGATTATGCTCGATCAAGGCATTACTAGCCACGATACGGCTGCCCAGCATTGGGAGTGGATGAAGCAAGCCGCTGAACCCACGCCAACTGGTTACAATCCAAACACATTAAACAAATTTGATTTGTCCAAGTATTGGAAAAGCCCACAGCAAGCAGCTCGTAATGAAGCCGCTACTGCATTGAACGAAATTAGGAATATTGGTCGTAGACCAATTGGTGTATAGTTTTGGGGATAAAACTGTTTGGCGGCGTTTTGCCGTTTATTAACTAAGGAGATTTATTATGCCTATTGGCGGCGGAATTCTCCCGGCAAGTGGTACGTCTCAGTATAATGAGCTTACCTACGTCACACGCCGGGCATTTATACCCAAGCTGGTTGTCCAGCTTTACAACTCAACCCCTTTGATGGCTGCGCTTATTGCAAACAGCCAACAAGCATCAGGCGGTGTGAGCCAAGTGACTGTACCTGTTCAGGGTGCTGGTTTTGTTAATGCACAATGGTCTGATTATTCAGGCTCATTTAACCAACCATCAGTCCAGCAAGGTGCGTTTAACGCTGAATTCAACCTAAAATTGATGATTGCACCTGTACCATTCCTTGGTATGGAAGGTGCAGTGCAACAAGACTACGCTATTATCCCTCTGATCGAAGCTCGTATGAATGATGCGACCAACGTGATGATGGATGCGATGGCAACAGCCTTGTACACCAATTACACCAACACCCAACAATTCATCGGCTTGCCTGGTGCAATTGATGACGGTACTAACTTGGCAACCTACGGTAACATCAACCGTTCGACATACACTTGGTGGAAATCCAAAGTGTACGCAGCGGGTAACGTCAACCCAACCCGTCAAAACACGCTTCAGTACATCTCTGGTACAGTCAAATACGGTGCTGAAGTACCGACATTTGGTGTATGCGGTTTTGGTACATGGACATTGTTAGCTCAAGACTATGTTGGTCAAGAGCAATACGTTATCACCCCAGGCCACGGTTTTGATGGTGACAACAACGGCCCTCAAGCAGCGTTTCGTGCTTTGATGGTTGCTGGTGTGCCAATCTATCCAGACCCATATTGCCCTGAAGGTACTGTCTACTTCATCAACAGCAACTACTTGTCGTTGTACATCCATGAGCAAGGCTCATTTGTGTTCACTGGCTTTGAATCGACGCTGCCTAACTGGCAGATTGGTTATGTAGGTGCGGTGTTGATGATTGCGGAATTGGTATCGACCAAACCCAAGACCATGACCCGTGTGTCTGGTTATAACTCAATCGCACTCTAAGGAGAAATAGTCATGGCTCTCGGCTTAAACAAAATCCTCCTTTCCTCTGCTGGTTCAAACACACCAGGTGCTTATTGGCAGTTAACAACACTGAGCGCAAATAACGCTACCGTGCTGGTTCCTGCTGGTACATACTTGTTGTTCCCAACAGCAAACGTGACAATTGAAGCAGTGTCGGCTTACAACACCAATACTGCTTGCACAACGCCATCAACTTGGTCAACACTCATTGCCAATAACACGGGTGGTGTGTTGCTGTCTGACGGTGTAAACGTTCGTGCAAACGTTATTGTTGCAACCGCTACAACGATTACTCTTGCTACTGTTAACGGTGGTCAAGCAGTAAGCGGCACATACAACAGTTAAGGAAACAATATGTCTAATGCAGATTCAGTCGCACAATATACTTTAGACAGTTTCGGCAATGGTCGTATTGGCGTTGTTAAAACCGCTTCACTTGCTACCACCGGTAATGCGGTAGTCACCATTCCATTGTTAAATGGTGGCTTAACCAATTCCGGTGCAATAGCAGGTTCTGGTGCGGTGATTGTACGGAGAATTACTGTACAAAATCCAACTGGTAACGTCAGTGCGGCTAACGTGGCAATCAGTATTTCCAGCACAGGTAACGTAGCAACTGCCAATGCGGTCGTTGCTAACGTGGTGTTAACCAACTTGACAGGTGCTGGCACTTATCAAGATTTAACGATTGCTGGTGGTTTTGCTGCCAATACCGTTGTCAGCGGTTATCAAACGCAATGCTTGTATGTAAACATCAATACTGGATCGTCTAACGGTACAGTTGATATTGCCGTGTACGGCGATGTTGTGAGTTTCTGATGATTTCAATATTCGTAACCAATTTAACTGAAAAGAAACTGGTAGATGGTTTTGCTGGCGTGAAGTATACCTTTTTGCCAGGTGAACCCGTTGAAGTTCCTATTGACGTTGCCAAGCACGTTTTTGGTTACGGAGATGAAAACAAAGAACCTTATTTGGCTCGGCTTGGCTGGATTAAGACCACAAACGATATTGAGGATGGTTTAGCTATCCTTGCTAAGTGGACTTTTTCCGACAAGCCACCAGAAAAGAACCATTCGTTATCCCCGGTGGTGGAAAGAGTACCTCTGCGAGCTGTTAAGCAGACAGAGGGAAAAGTCCGATCTGTTGCTTAAACTATGGAACGTAAATGTCGAAAACCCTCTCCGGTTATATTACGGAAGTCAGACGTTTATTGCATGATGCCAACGCTAATTTTTACACGGATCAGCAACTAACGGACTATATTAACGCTGCCCGAAACCGGTTAGTGCGTGATACAGGCTGTCTGCGTACTATCCAGGTTATACAAGCCCCCGCACCACCTGCAACAACAATTAACAGTGTCACAGCAACAAACCCTGTGACTTGGCAAGCAAGTACCGCTTATACAGCCGGTCAATTCTTGTTTAGCAACATTTTTACTTATCAAGTCACGACTGCTGGCACAACCGGCACAACTGCGCCCCCGTATCCGTTAAGTAGCAGCTCAAGCTACAACAACTATCCACCATCCACAGAATTTTTTAATGGAACGTGCGGATTAACGTATGTTGGCAATGTTGAGCAGATTCCGTTTAGCACCTTGCCACAAGGCCAGCAAACCCTAGACATTTTGAACATCAATTTGTATTGGGGTAATAGTCGTGTGCCATTAGATTACTTGGCTTGGACAGATTTCAACGCCAGGTTGCGGTTTTGGCAGAATTACATTGGTAGACCGTGTGCTTTCTCGGTTTATGGTCAAAATACCATTTATATTGGTCCTATACCGGATCAAATTTATCAAATTGAGATTGATACGGTGATTTTGCCGACTGATTTGGTATTAACCACGCCAACGGTTACAGATTCCATTCAAGACCCGTATACAAGTCCTGTTCAATTCTATGCGGCGTATTTAGCCAAGTATTACGAGCAATCGTTTGGTGAAGCAGAAATTTACAAGCAAGAATATTCAAAACAAGCTATTTCTGTGTTGAATACTGTCTTTAATCGTCGTATTCCTTCTGCTTACAGCAACATTTATTAAGATGGCTACGGCAGAGCAAAAAAAATCATATCAAGTTGTCAAAACCTTTCGTGGCCTTGACACACAAGCCAATCGCACTGCTATCAAAGATGATGAGTTTTCTTGGCTGGAAAACGCTCAACCCATTGGTTATGCCAACTTAAAAATTATTCCCAATTACAACACGGTGAGTATTTCCAATACCGCTGTGACATGGGCTAATACCGCTACAACACTTGCGTCTGGCAGCATCAATGTTAAAGATTACATTGTGGCGTTTGAAGCAGACGGTAGTGCTGAGTATTACAACGCTACTGACGGAACAAAAGGCACAGTTGCTGCATCCGGTACGTTTAGCGGTTCAGGTGTACAAACTGCACAATGGAAAAACAATAATTTATTGATTCTTGATCCGTCCAAAGGTTATTTTGCTTGGGATGGCAATAATGTTGTAACCATTGGTTCTGTTGGCATCATTGCGGTGACTAACGGCGGTACTAGTTACAGCAGTCCAAGCGTGAGTATTGGCGCACCTGGCACAAACGGTACGCAAGCCAATGCGGTGGCAACGGTGTTATCCGGTGTAGTCAAAACCGTATCGCTCTCTGATGCTGGCTCAGGATATAACTCAGCCTCCCCGCCAAGCGTCACCATTCTGGATAGTGCTGGTAGTGGTGCAACGGCAATTGCAGGAGTCGTGACGTTTGCAACCGGTACGGCATCAGCGGTAGTGGTAACAGGTGGTAAAGGGTATACCAACTCAGCTAATACGGTTGTGTCATTCTCAGGCGGGGGTGGTTCAGGTGCGGCAGGTACGGCTGTTCTGTCCGGTGGTCAGGTTGTTGAAGTAGTGATTACTAATCCAGGTTCAGGTTACACCAATGCGTCTAATTTAACGGTGACTGTATCAGGCGGTGGTGGAACAGGCGCAGTGCTTAAAGGTATTGTCAATTCTGATTCTAATGTTGGGATTGCATCGTTTAGCGGCAGGGTATGGATTGCGGCTGGGCGTACCATTTATTATTCAGCAGTCAATTCTTATACAGATTTTACGTCTGTATCGGCTGGTTCGTTTGTGTTGACCGACGAAACCTTGCACGGAAATATCCAGCAAATTATTTCTGCTAATAATTTCTTATATATCTTTGGTGATGACAGTATTAACGTGATTTCTAATGTCACGGTGGATACGAGTGGTGTGACGGTGTTTACGAACACCAACATCTCAGCATCAGTTGGATCAAAGCGTCCTTACGCAATATTCCCGTATTTTCGGTCTATTTTGTTCTTAAACGACTATGGCGTGTACGCTTTAGTAGGAAGTACGACAACTAAACTGTCTGACCCGCTTGATGGATTGTTCCCTAATATTGACTTTACTTATCCCATTTATGCGGGACAAGTATTGCTAAACAATATTTTGTGTGCTGCGTTTAACTTTAGATATTATGACGCAACGTTTACGCAAACGTATCGGTATATTCAGGCGGTGTTTTTTGAAAAGAAATGGTTTTTAACGTCACAAGGCGATAACTTAAAATACATTACTTCTGTGCCATTGAACGGTAAAATTACATTGTTCGGCACGGATGGATCAACGCTTTATCAGTTGTATCAGAATACGTCTGGATCAATCACCAGTCGGATACAAACGGCTTTGTTGCCAATGACTGATCCCATACGGACTAAGCAAGCGTTAAAGATTGGCATTGAAGCAACGGCTACCAATATTAGCTCAGTAACGATGTCAGCCACGGTGGATTCTGAGACGGGTTCAAGTCCAGCGTATACGTTGAGTTCTTTAGTGGCTTGGCAAAATAATAATTTGACAACGATTACCTGGACAAATAACAGCAGTACGACGATTGGCTGGGGTCAGATTGGATATAGTTTGTACAAAACAGACGCATCACAGTATGGAAAATATCTTGGCATTACAGTAACATCAAGCAATCCCGCTTTTACTGTAAATGGATTTGAATTTGAACATGAATTAAGAGTGAGGTTCTAATGACTGTCCCCTATACTTTTGCTACGGCAACCACTGCAATCCCGTTATCACAACTGGATTCTAATTTTGCGACAGGCATCACTCTTGGTAACACCACGGTGTATCTGGGTAACACCACAACATCGTTTGGTAACGTCACCCTGACAAACGTCACCGTCTCAAGCGGTAATTTATCGTCTGGTGTGACAGTCACTAATCCAACTATCACCAACTATGTAGAAACGCTCTATACAGCGACGGGCAACACAACGGTATCGCTGAGTAACGGAACGATACAAAAGATCACTACAAGCGGTTCTACGACGATTACGCTACCTTCTAGCGTATCAGGTAAGAGTTTTACTGTTCTGGTGTCGTATGCAGGTTCTGATGCGCTAACGTGGGCGGGTGGCACAACATTAAAATGGGCGGGTGGTACAACGCCAACGCCAACATCTACGTCAGGCAAGATTGATATTTTTAACTTTTATCAAGATGGCACAAATACTTACGGTGCTATCTATGGACAGAGTTTCTAATGTTTAGTGCTGCTAAGATTGCCGCACCTACGTCAAGTGGGTACAACCTCACGAATTCCTTGCGGTTTCGTGCCAGTGCGTCTGCT